TGACGCTGCTAACGCTGTTGTAAGTTTTGTTAATCCTTATGAAGAATTAGCATTTGGTTTAGGTTGGGCAATGCCTGATAAAGTGCAGTCTCAAGAGGTTGCACCGCAACCATACCACACAGGTTCTGGGTTTCAGGCAATAGACGAACATGACGCAAAGGTAAACAGGGGATTAGTAAGAAACATATGGACAAACGATGACTGATCGAAAGAAACTGGAACAAGCCATTGCTACAGCAAAGGAACTCCACAAGCGACAGAAGTTTAACAGGATTGAGTTTTACGATCCATACCCATTTCAGAAGACGTTCCATAAGACAGGCTTTGAGAACAATCAAAGACTGCTTATGTGTGCTAACCGAATAGGCAAGTCCTACTCTGGTGCTGCTGAGATGGCTATGCACCTGACGGGTATATACCCTGAATGGTGGGAAGGTAAGAGATACTACAAGCCTATCACTGCATGGGTTGGTGGTGTGTCTAACGAATCAACCAGAGATATCTGTCAAGCAGAACTACTGGGAGCGCCTGAAGACCCTGATGCATGGGGTACAGGTGCAATACCTTTAGAGAACATAATCAGCGCAGAACGTAAACCCGGTGTGCCTAATGCGAAAGCACTAGCACTTGTCAGACACTCATGTGGAGAGAACTCCACGGTACACTTTAAGTCGTATGAGTCTGGTGTAGAGAAGTGGATGGGACGATCTGTTGACTGTATATGGCTAGACGAAGAACCTGATAGATCGTTGTACTCACAGGCTGTGACACGTACATTAGATCGTAAGGGCATGGTGTACCTCACGTTTACCCCTGAGAAGGGCATGACTGAGACAGTAAGCGCATTCATGAATAACATTCAGAAGGGTCAGTCCCTAACGAACGCTACATGGGATGACGCTAGTGAACATGTCAAGACGTTAAAGGGTAAGCCCGGACATCTTGATGACGATACGATGAGGCAGATTCTGTCTGCGTATTCACCTCATGAGAGGGAGATGCGTAAGTACGGTAAGCCTACGATTGGTTCAGGTTTGGTCTTTCCTATACCTGAAGAGAAGTTGATAGTGGAGTCATTTGAGATACCTGATCACTGGCCTAGAATAGCCGGAATCGATTTGGGTTGGGACCATGATACTGCTGTAATATGGGGAGCGCATGACACTGAGGAAGACATATTCTACGTATACGATGCGTACAACGCAAACAAAAGAAGCCCCGCAGAACACGCAGAAATCATCAAGCAAAGACCTTCGTTCATTCCTGTTGCCTATCCGCATGATGGAAACAGAAGGGACTCTATGGGCAATCCGGGTTTGGCTAACCAATACCGTGATCTTGGCTGCAATTTTCTGCTTGAACATTTTACAAATCCTCCTGCTCTTGGTCACAAAAAGGGGTCGAATAGCGTTGAAGAAGGTATTCAGCAGATGGTAGTCTGGATGGAAGAGGGCAGGTTTAAAATCTTTGAGGACCTAGCACATGTCCTACAGGAGTACAGGCAGTACCACAGAAAGGACGGAAAGATTGTAGCGATAAGAGATGACTCTATGTCAGCCATGAGATATTGCTTTATGAGCAGACGATGGGGTGTGGCAGGAGCAGACGAAACTTGGTCTTTCAATTTTGAGAAACCTCTACATTACAAAGAAATGGGAATAGTATGAGCGAAACAGTTACTGAAGAAGATATCGTACAACGAATCGACGGAGAGATATCAGCAGCCCTAGGGTATGGTGATAGCGTATCCGAACAACGTAGAGAGGCTATGCATTACTACTATGCACAGCCATTTGGTAATGAGGTTGAAGGTCGATCTCACTACGTGGATTCTACAGTGCAGGATACAGTTGAGTGGATCAAGCCATCCCTCATGCGTGTGTTTGCGTCTGGTGACGAACTGGTTAAGTTCGAACCCAACACTCCACAGGAAGTGGAGATAGCAGAACAAGCGTCTGACTACGTTAACTACGTACTACAGCGACAGCATAACGGATGGGAGATTCTGTATCAGTGGTTCACAGATGCCCTACTGCAAAAGAACGGTATCATCAAGGTATGGTGGGATGAGTATACTGAGTATGTCCGTGAAGAATACAAAGGTCTTAATGATGTAGAGTTTGAAGCCCTGATAATGGATGAGGACGTAGACATTGTTGAGCATAGTGAGTACCCCTCTGAGGGAGGTTACACTCATGACTGTGTGGTTAAACGTAATGACTACACAGGTAAGGTACACATTGAGAATGTACCACCAGAAGAATTTCTAATTAACCGTGAAGCCAAAAGCATTGAAGATGCTAGGTTCATTTGTCATCGTGTGCGTAAGACGCTATCAGAACTGCGTCAGATGTACCCTGAGATTGACGAAGAAGAACTGAAGGGTGCTGACCTTAGTAATCCCATGTGGGACAATGAGGGTTTAGCCAGACAGTCCTATGACCATACTAATGACATCTTCCATGGGCACAACAGTGCAGCAACAGAAGAGTCAATGAATGAATACTGGCTTCATGAATCATTTGTACGTACAGACTATGACGGTGATGGCATTGCGGAACTACGCAAGGTCTGCACGGTAGGCTCTACGGTACTATCTAATGATGAAGTGGATAACATGCCCTTCATCAGCATTACACCAATCAAGATATCGCATAAGTTTTTTGGATTATCTGTAGCGGATTTAGTTATGCCATTACAGAAGATCAAGATCG